GCACCTTCAAATGAACTTCCTAGTAAAAAATGGGGTGATGTAAAAACCAAATTAAAAAATATAAATACATCAAAAATACATTATGTAAAAATACCAGAAAACCATATTGTGATTGATTTTGATATTAAAGATGAAAATGGTAATAAATCTTTTGAGAAAAATTTAGAAGCAGCTAGTAAATGGCCAACAACATATGCTGAACTATCTAAAAGTGGAAGCGGTATTCATCTACATTATATTTATAAAGGGGATGCTACTAAATTGGCTAGAGTTTATGCCGATAGTATTGAAATTAAGGTATTTACTGGTAAGAGTTCTTTAAGGAGAAAATTAACTAAATGTAATAATGAACCTATAAGAACTATATCTTCCGGTTTACCTACGAAAGGAGAAAAACCAATGGTAAGTGCAAATGTTATTCAGAGTGAAAAAGGATTAAGAGCTTTGATTGAAAGAAATCTTAATAAAGAAATTCACCCTGGAACAAAACCAAGTTGTGACTTCATATACAAAATATTAGAAGATGCATATGAACAAGGATTAAAGTATGATATTTCTGATATGAAAAATGAGATATTCGCATTTGCTGCACATAGTACAAATCAATCAGATTATTGTATCAAACTTGTAAAACAAATGCACTTTAAATCAGATGAAGCTTCAGCACCTGTTGATGCAAGTAATGAAGCTATAGTATTTTATGATATAGAAGTCTTTCCAAATTTATTATTAGTAAATTGGAAAAAACAAGGAGAAGGAAATAAAATTGTACGAATGATTAATCCTAGTCCTAGTGATATTGAAGAGTTATTACAATTCAGATTAGTAGGATTTAACTGTCGTAGATACGATAATCATATTATCTATGCTAGACTATTAGGATATTCTAACGAACAATTATATAACTTATCTCAAAGAATAATTAATGGAGAAAGAAACGCTTTCTTCGGCGAAGCATATAATTTAAGTTATACTGATATTTATGACTTCGCATCAGCTGGTAATAAGAAATCACTTAAGAAACTTGAGATTGAAATGGGTATTCATCATAAAGAATTAGGATTACCTTGGGATCAACCCGTACCAGAAGAAAAATGGATTGAAGTAGCAGAATATTGTGATAATGATGTTATTGCAACAGAAGCTGCTTGGAATTATTTACAAGCTGATTGGTTAGCTAGACAAATTCTAGCAGAATTAGCTGGTATGAGTGTTAATGATACTACAAATACATTAACAACAAGAATTATATTTGGTAGTGAAAAGAAACCTCAAGACAAATTCTGTTATAGAGATTTATCGCAACCAGTATTTGAAATACATCCAGATGTAAAAGAATTCTTGGATGAAGCTTGTCCGGAAATGATGGCTCAAGCTCATGGACCAGAGAATAGTCTTCTACCATATTTCCCAGGATACAAATATGAAAATGGTGTATCTACATATAAAGGAGAAGAAGTAGGAGAAGGGGGTTATGTTTATGCAGAACCCGGTATACATAAAAATGTTGCATTATTGGATATAGCATCTATGCATCCACATAGTGCAATAGCAGAATGTTTATTCGGTCCTATATTTACAGCTCGATTCAGAGATATTGTAGAGGGTCGTGTAACAATTAAACATGAAGATTGGGATGCTTTGAACGATCTTCTAGATGGAAAATTAACTCCATTTGTAGAAAGAGTTAAAAAGGGAGAATTAACATCTAAACAATTAGCTAATGCTTTAAAGACAGCAATCAATTCTGTATATGGTTTAACATCTGCAAACTTTGATAATCCATTCAGAGATGTTAGAAATAAAGATAATATTGTTGCTAAACGTGGAGCATTATTTATGATAGATTTAAAAGAGGAAGTTCAAAAGAGAGGATTTACTGTTGCTCATATTAAAACAGATTCTATCAAGATTCCTGATGCAACACCAGAGATCATACAATTTGTTATGGATTTTGGTGAAAAATATGGTTATACATTTGAACATGAGGCTACATACGATAGAATGTGCTTAGTAAATGATGCTGTTTATATTGCTAAATATAAAGATGGTGGTTGGACAGCTACAGGAACACAATTCCAAATTCCTTATGTATTCAAAACATTATTCAGTAAAGAACTTATTGAATTTGACGATATGTGTGAAACTAAATCTGTTACGAGCTCATTATATTTGGATATGAACGAAAATCTTCCAGATGTAACGGCTGAAGAAAAACAAGTAGATAAATATAATCAAATGTTAAAGAAAGGACAAATATCTGAAGGAGAGTATAATACTGAAGTTACAGCTTTAAAGAAAATAATTGAAACTGGACATGATTACAGATTCATTGGAAAAGTTGGAAACTTCTGTCCTATATTACCAGGCAAAGGCGGAGGATTATTAGTACGCGAAAAAGACGGAAAATATTATGCTGCTACTGGAAGTAAAGGTTATAGATGGCTTGAGTCTGAAATGATTAGAGGAACTAATGAAGCATTTATTGATAGAAGATATTATGACGAGTTAGTTAACGAAGCTATCAAAACTATTGAACAGTATGGGGACTTCGAGATGTTTGTAACCGATACAGATGAATAATATTCCTACTTATGAGGAATTAAAAGAAATAAAAACATACAAGACATATGATATCTTCTTTCCAGTATTCGGTGGATATTTTAGATTAACCGTTAATGAAGATGGTGAAAGAAATATAGCCATGGATTACTTGGAAGGAGGATATTTGTCTAGTATTATTAGAAATTTTAATTCAGAGTATATTTTCAATAAATTGTATAAATTCAATAAGA